TAACCGATTACCACACAGCGATTCAGGTATTCGCTAGACACGATGTTCGTGCCTATAAGCAAGGTCTGTATAATGAATACCTGACCTATCTTAAGGACTACGGACCACAATTCGCGCGTCAATTCCAGTTCACTAAGACGCTTGAACAACTAGCCATAGTCGAGTACAATATTCGGCTTCAGACGCTTGAACTGCTCGATAAAGGCCCGAGCATTTATCCCGATTCGAACCGTATGAATTGCGACAACTGCGCGTTCCAGTCACCCTGCCTAGCCAAGCAGGCAGGCCAGGACTTTCAGGGCGAGCTCGAAGCTAGTTTCGTTAAAAGCGAACCGTACTATATCCAAAGGCGAAAGCAGATATGAGCAATGTTGGTTGGCTCTCTATTGCACCCTGGATCAACTCTGGCTACGGCCAACAGACAGCTACTCAGACTCAACTGATCGCACAAGACCATGAAGTCCGAATCAGTGCGATATCAGGTCTACAAGGTACTCCGCAACCTTGGGGTCCGCCGCAGGGTAGACGCGTGGAGGTCTGGTCATGTCGCGACAGTCTCGATTTCATTGAACAGTACGTACACTTCGAGACAGACTTCGCAATTACGCTCTTTGACTTGTGGGCTGAAGGTAGCGAAGCTCCTGATCTGTTTAATTATGTCAGTCAGGCTCCAGTTAAGTTGGCTTGCTGGATGCCGATTGATACGGAGCCGCTATCTAAGCCGGATCTGTTTAAGCTTCAAGGGCTCGGTGATTGTGTGACTCCAATCGCGATGTCCCGACACGGCTTTCGAATGTTGAAGAATGCAGGATTCCAGCCACTCTACGTACCTCATAGTATCAATACCGAACTATTTAAGCCGGGAGACCAAGAGCAGTGTCGACGAGATCTCGGTCTCGATCCTGACGGTTTCATTATCGGTATCAATGCCTTCAATTCAATACGCAAGGGGTGGGACGAGCAGCTAACAGCATTCGCATCCTTTCATCGTCGCCACCCTGACTCGCAGCTACTCCTGCATACAGTTGAACAGCGTACAGGTAAAGACGGTCTCAATCTCCTGCTTCTGATTGCCGATCTCGGACTCGAAGATTGTGTAGGCTTCTCAGACCAGTTCGGCTACCGCCACGGGCTTCTCACGCCACAATACCTCGCCAAATGGTACAACGCGATTAATGTACTATCACTCTGTAGTCTCGGCGAAGGCTTCGGTATTCCGTATATCGAGGCACAAGCCTGCGGGGTTCCTGTTATCGGCACCAAAATCGCAGCGGCGCCAGAACTTGTAGCTAGTGGGTGGCTAGTCGACGGTCAACCTTACTGGAGCAGCTATGGGAATACACGCCTTAAGGTTCCGAATATCAACTTGATCGACCAGGTTTACGAAGAAGCGTATCAAGAGTGGAAGAGTCCTCATCTTGATCGAGGCGTAACGCAGTGGCAAGCACGACAGCAAGGTGCTCGTAAGCTAGCTGAACGATACGATATGCATCATGTTTACGATAAGTTCTGGAAGCCTGCGCTAGCTCACCTAGGAGCGAACAAGTGAATGAGCTACGCGTACTAATTCCTTCACGAAGCCGACCTAAGCAGCTCCTGAAAGCCATTATGCAGGGTCTCGAGCTATCAACAGCAGATACGCATTACTACGTAGCTCTTGATGAAGACGATCCAAAGCTGGATGCATATTATGAAGAGCTACGTCTGCCTCATCAATTTATAGACCGAGTCAAGGTTATCGTCGGCCCTCGACAGAACCTGACTAAATGGACAAACGTGATGGCTATCGAGTCTTCTACCAGCTTTGAATTCCTAGCATCCTTCGGTGACGACCATATTCCGGAGACACCTAGTTGGGACGAAGCACTCGTTGAGGCTATTGAATCGCATGGTGGTGCCTGCATGGCATTTCCTGCAGACGGCCGCCGCGATGATTTTCCGGAAGCAATTGTGATATCCTCGAACATTGTACAAGTCTTGGGCTGGATGATGGAGCCAAGCCTGACACACTTCCACGTCGACAATGTTTGGGCCGATCTTGGTAAAGAAGCTAACTGTATTTGGTACTGCCCCCAAGTAATGGTTCGACATCACCATTACCAAATCGACCCTAGTGTCGCACGGGATGATACATACAGTGAAGCCGAAGCTCATGGCGAAGACGACCACGTTAGATATGAGCTCTGGCGAACACAAAAGATGGCACAAGATATACAGAAACTACGTACGCTACGAGGAGAACGATGACAACCGGTGCAGAGCTAGTTCCAGTAATGACTAGCTTCGGCGGAGTTCCTGTATCGCCGATCCGAGACAGGCCGCAGTACATGAAGTCACTCCTATATGGCAAGCCAGGAGTCGGCAAGACCACGCTCGTCTCGCAGGCATCGCGTATCCCAGGCATGATGCCAGTCCTGTTCATGACTCCAGATCAGGCCGAGGCTGACACGCTACGCAAGGAGGCGCCTGAAGCTCAAGTCGCCTTCATTCGCAAGTTCGCACAGTTCGATGCGATCTACCGAGCAGCCGCTAAACTAGCCGCTTCTGGACTATCACTGCCATTCAAGACATTCATCATCGATACCGGCACTGAAGCCCAAAAGCTCTCTATGAATGACATCATGACGGACCTCTTGCTCACTGGCCGACCAGGCGGCGGAGAAGTCAACTTCGATGTTCCGGCTCAGCGCGAGTGGGGGCAATCGATCAGCCAGATTCGCACCCTAGTTCGACGTTTCCGAGACCTGCCCGTCAACTTCCTCATGACCTGCCACGAAGCTACGGATAAGGCTCCCAATGGTGTCCAGTGGATCGTTCCAGACCTTCCAGGCAAGCTCAAGAACCAGGTCGCGGGCATGTTCAGTAATGTGTTCTACCTGGATGTACAGCAGACCAAGAAGCCGGAAGGACGTAGCAAGGTTATTGCTGAGGAGCGTCGCGTCCTTCTAACTGGCCTAACCGAAGGGTATCAGGCCAAGAGTCGCACCGGACTCTTCGAGCGGACGATCTATGATCCGAAACTTGAAGACCTGTACAAGGCTATCATCAGCGTATCGGACCCAGAGCCGGAGCCGGATCTGCCGTTTACGCAGGCGCCTTAGTACAGAAATCGGCCCGATCTAGGGCAAGGCAACTAACAGAAGAAAGAGGTACCAAGTGGGCATCACGGTGAACGTAAGCGAACAAGAAGCAAGCTCGGGTGAACGGAATTTCGATCCGCTACCGGCTGGCAAGTACCACATGGCGATCACCGGTGTGGAAGTGGAAGAGTCGGGATCGGAGGACAACTACGGCAAGCCGATGCTCGCCTTCGAGTTCACGATCCAGGACACGCCAGGCCCGTGGCAGAAGTACGCCAACCGCAAGGACTGGAGCAGAGCCTGTCTCTGGGACGGTGCACTCTACACGATCGTCGGCATCCTCAAGGCGCTGCCTTCGCAGGAAGGCAAGAAGAACGCCTACGAGGACAACATGAAGCCGACGGGCCGTGTCGACGAGCACGGCAAGCCGATCTACGAGCTCGACATCCCGACCGAGCCGGAGTACTACGAAGGTCAGGAGCTATTCACTCGTCGCGGTAAGAACAAGAGGCAGGTCGAGAAGTTCCCTGACATGCCTGAGCGGTGGATCGAGATCCGCGGCTTCGGTGTCTACGACCCTGAGACCGCACACAAGGGTGCGAAGATCGAGGACGAGCCTCCGTTCTAGGCAGGGCTACTTCTAGAAGCAAGGGTCGATACGTCCGCGATAAGCGGAGGTCGCCAAGCCGAAAGGTGACGAGGTGTAAAGTGGTTTCTCAGCAGACGACGCATGGTCCCGCCTCCCACCCTTGCAACACAATAGTAACTAATGATACGAAGTATTACAAAGGCTACCAGGTTAACCACAAGAGAGTATCTCAATCTCGTGGAAGGGCGTCGAATCATACATGCGAGCGATGCGATAGTCAGGCAAAAGAGTGGGCTCATATACACGACACTGACCCTACAGATGTAAACAACTATATACCTCTTTGTAAATCGTGTCACAGTAACTACGACATTCATCGAAAGGACAAGCGTACACTATCAGATGATCAGGTTCGCGAGATACGCAAGGCTGCTAAGGCTAACGAATCCTACGCAAGCATAGGAAAACGGTTCGGGATAACGGGCGAGAACGCTTCAAAGATAGCGAGGCTTGTTATATACAAAAACGTACAAGACTAGAAGACGGGGCCGGAGCCTCCACCTTCAGCAAGGAACAAAACATGACGATAAAAATGCATCTCTGGTCGATTCGTAACTGGCTCAAGGGGTTCAAGTACGGACCTGTCCAGAGGTGTCGCAAGTGCGATCACACGACGCCTTGCATGCACGAGCCTAAGGTGAAGTAATGTTTCGCATCAGCAAAACGTTCACGTTCGACGCTGCACACCGGCTTAACAATCTACCTATGGAACATAAGTGCGGTCGGTTGCATGGACACAGTTACGAAGTTGAACTGTTTCTCGAAAGTCCTGCTCTTGACCCAGTAGGATTCGTTCGAGACTACGGCGAACTCGCACCCTTTAAGGAATGGCTCGACAAGTCGTTCGATCATCGACTGATCAACGAAATTATCTCGCAGCCGACAGCCGAGAACATGGCTCAGTTCATCTACAACCGCGCCATTACGATATACCCAGAGGTTACGGCAGTACGAGTGAGCGAGACTAGGAATACTAGTGCCTGGTTTGCTCCTCATTCGCTACCGCCGATAGATATGGTACTAGATGTATTCGAGTCGCTCGCGTCCGAACCTCCGATGACTAATTCTGATCGGCAGCGCATAGCACGAGCAATATACACCCTCTGGCAGAGTTCTGGCCCAGCTGAGAAATCACCTAGGGTAGTCGGAACGGAGTTCTGCTGATGCCATTCGAACCTGACGGTCTTCCATATAATGACTCGGAAACAGGTCGCACGGTTCTAGATCTAGAAACGGCGACGCCTGAAACGCTCATGAGCATAATCCTTAACAAAGTAATGCCACACTTTGACTGGGATGGCGACGATGTTATAGACACGCCGAAACGATACGTCAAGATGCTACGTGAACTGACAGACGCGAGCGAGCACTGGAAGTTCACAGTCTTCAAGTCAGACTCGAAAGAGCTAATCATCGTCAGACACATCCGCTTCGTGAGCTTGTGTTCCCACCATCTCGCGCCTTACACAGGTATATGTCACGTCGGCTACATACCAGACGGAATTATAGCTGGTATATCGAAGATAGCTCGTCAGGTTCAAACTATAGCTAGGACACCTTCGGTTCAAGAAGAACTAACTACAGCTATAACCGATACGTTCGAAGACATCCTTAGGCCTTCAGGTGTCATCGTTATTATGAAGGCTCATCACTCCTGCATGAGTCTCCGAGGAGCTCTAGCACATGAAGCTGAGACAATTACTAGTGCTGTTCGAGGCGTGTTCTACACCAACGAAAGAGGCTCCAAAGACGAATTCATGCGCCTGATTGGATTGACATGACTACACCTATTGACATCGCTCTTATTCCGCCTGGCGCACTAGCCTTTGACTACTGTCAAGGACGTATCTGCCAAATGGCGCTCGCAGGCGTTCTCAACGACAGTGCCGAGATCGACTATAGCGAATTCTACAACTATGCTTGGAAGCCTCTTAGCGTCCTATGGATGCTCGACAACGGTGCCTGGGAAGGTGAACGCCTAGAGACACCAGACCTTCTTCGCGTAGCTCGTCGTTACGGTGCTACCGAAATGGTTGCGCCAGATATCCTCCGCGACCCTTACGGGACACTAGAACTCACGACTTCATTCCTAATGGAGATAGCAGACCTACATAACACACAGTTCGAACTCAAGCCACATATTGCCGCTGTCGCTCACGGCAAGAGCGTCGCCGAGGCGCTAGCATTCGTCACGGAACTTGATGCACGCGATATTCTACTCCAAGTCAAAACCATCTCTATCAGTAGGACTGTATGCTACAGGTCCTGCAATCCTACAGCCCGTTTCGAACTCGCCCTCGAGATCAAACACAGGTTCCCCCGCTTCGCAATTCACCTGCTCGGGCTGAGCGATGATTGGCCGACCGAGCTCCAGCACTGTGCTTCGGTTCCTGGACTAATTCGAAGCCTGGATACTATAGCGCCCTTCTCATTCGCATATGCAGGACTACCGATCGAAGCTGTCGGGATCTCTAAGGTTCCTAGACCTGATAACTATTTCCAGCTAAGAGCAACAGATATTAACCGTGACCTGCTAGAACACAATATCAGGACCCTAGACCTGTGGGGTCGAAGCCCGATACATCGACCTGCGAGGTAATCATGGCAGAACGCATCATTAACATAGCAGCCACGTCAAAGTCTGATGACGAATGCTACGTCCTTCCTGACGGTTGGTACTACAAGAAGACCCTTAATATCGCCCCCAACTTTGGGGCTACTATCATGACGATCCTAATTACTGACGAACGCGAAAGCCGCCTATACAATCCAGACAACGTCGTATATGGCCAACTCGACGTAGAGGGGCCATATGCTAACCACTATCGACTGCTCTGTGGCGCCGCAGACAGTAATGGTACCATGTGTAGCCTCGAGTCGCACAAGACTGGTCCGCATTCATGGGAACCTTACGACACTGAAGACGTAAAAATCAAGCGCGGCGAGCATCATCCCGAATACTACCAGACCGAGAGCGGCATGGAGCCATGGGACGTCATTAAGACGTTCAATCTCGATTACTGGCGAGCAACCGCCGTCGTGTACCTCTGCCGTGCCGGCTCTAAGCCTGGCAATCCTGAGATCGATGACATCCGTAAGGCTTATACGTTTCTCGGCGAGCGCCTTCGGCAGCTGGACCGTGAAGATCAGGAGGACAAGCTTACGGCTGAGAAAGCACAAGCTCACAGCTGTACTCAAGGACCCTGTAACGAGCATGCCGGCAATCCTGACGCGGGTCTGTATGGGGCTCATTGACGATCTGCTCACCTGGAGTCCGTATTGCGATATCCAATACCGCAATACGGACCTTCGGTGTACACGCAACGAGCATCCGGAAGAAACACCTCATAGATCCGAAAGCGGGTTTGAATGGAATGACAGCGGAGCTAGTACCGATTTCAGAGACTCGTCGCCATCCGCTTGCTAACTGTGAAACCTGTCCACTTAATACGGACGACTATGGCTACGTACCTAGCTTTGGACCGGACCGCGCCTTGATAGGTCTCGTCGGTCAGAATCCTGGTCGGAACGAAATCAAGTATGGCAGACCCTTTATCGGACCTTCCGGGAAGCTATTGGATAAGACACTCGCTGCGTTCCACCTAGATCGCAGTCAGATGTTTATCACGAACGCTTGTCTATGCACGGATGTGAGCAATCCAAGCTTTACGCCTCCGCCCGCAGCAGTGCAAGCATGTCGAGGACGTCTACTTACCGAGCTAAAGCAGCACGGTGTCGAACAGGTCATGGCACTAGGAAACACTGCTGCGCAGTCCCTACTCAGAACCAAGACTGGTATTACACAACTGCGTATCGGGCCATATCGCGAGACAGACGATCTATCAGGCGTCAAGATTATCCCGACCTTTCATCCAGCAGCATGCTTGCGTGCATCTGCCTCTTTCCCATCAATGGCGAACGACTTTCAGAAACTAGTCACGCATCAGCCTCCATGGAAAGAACCTACTGTACGCGTACTAGATACCGAAAAAGGCAGTCTACTAGCAATCAAGATTCTGAGACGTAAGTTCCACAAGGCTGTTGTCGACATCGAGACAGACCTAGACAAGGAGAAGAGTTTTGATCACCCTAGTCGCTTCGGTCTTCTTTGCATAGGGGTCTGTGTTCAGAAGGGTGTCGGCATTGTCTTCGGCGAACGAGCATGCCAGTCAAAGGCTGTCCTACAAGCACTAGCGGACTGGTGCAAAGAATCTGAGTTGATCTTTCAGAACGGGAAGTTCGATATCGGAGGACTGTATCCTAAAGGCTTCACGGATCTCAAGATCTTTTTCGACACGATGTTCGCCTCGTACGCGATGGACGAAAGAAGCGGTATTCACGGTCTTAAGTACAATGGCGTAGAAAAACTGGGGTGTCCTCGATGGGACGAAGAACTAGACCAGTATACAGGCAAGGGTAAGAACAAGCGCTTCGGAAATATACCTAGACCTATACTATATAAGTACAATGGTTATGACGTCGTTGCTACCTGGGATCTCATGGAGTTCTTCGAAGCGGAATTTGATCGCGAAGACGCTCTACACCTCGAGCCAATTCGGCCTCGCGCTGATGGTCAGTGGTGGGGACTACGTCATCTACATGACTTCCTCTGCGAAGCTGCAACTGGTTTTGTCTATACTGAATTGAACGGCTTCGCTGTCGACCTGCCATACAATAGGGAACTCCAAAAGGAGTACAAGGCCGAACTTGCGGGTTACGAACGGACTATGACTAGAATCGTCGGCCCGTTTAATCCGCGATCACCGATGCAGGTAAAAGCAGTCTTGCACGAGCTCGGCATTGAGATACCCAAGAAGAAGAATACTAAAGGCGTCATGGCTGAGACTACCGACGCCGAAGCACTGTCCATCATGTATGAGCGCGCTAAGAACCAGCGCGGACGCAAACAGCATAGAACGGTCTTGCAAGGCACAGTCGTTGACTCTACACAACGTCGAGCTATTGGCCCTGAAGTAATCGAAGTCAGTACTGAAGACCAGGCTGTTATCTTTCTTGAGACTATGCTCAAGCATCGCAAAGCCAGCAAGATGGATGGTACGTATGTCTCAGGACTCCGTAAGTACGTCTACCGCGGTCGCGTTTATCCGACTATCATGCTCCACTCTACAAATACCGGGCGACTCAGCCAAAAGAAGCCTAGTCTTCAAGTCATCCCGCGTGGGGACAAGCTACGTCGTCAATATAAAGTATCCAAGACTGATCATGTACTGATCGGAGCCGACTATGGTCAGCTTGAATTGCGCGTGTTGACCTGGCTAGCACAAGAGCCTTACTTCGCGGAGATCTTCCGGGATCCTTCACGCGACCTGTTCGACGAGCTAGCACCAGTCGTCAGACCAGAACGCTCGTACAGACTAGCCTCAGCATCCAAGAAGGACAAGCGGATCGTTATTAAGGCTTTCGTATACGGACTAGCTTACGGTCGTGAAGCTA